AATTATGATAACAAATCTTGCTTTATAAGAATAAGAGAACAGGAGGATGGTGTTAAACAATTATACTTAGATTATGATGATATAGTCTATGTATATAACTTAGTTTATTAAAATGGAAAAGGATATTATAGTTTTAATAATAGTAGCAGTATTAGCAGTTTTTGCTTTTATTAGTACGTTAATGTGTGCATATAAAAGAGATTTACATTTTATCTATGTACATACTAAAACAGGTAATAGATATAGAGTAATCCAAGAATGCAAGATGAAGTATGATGGTAAATGGATAGATGCTATTGCTTATGTAAGTGAGGAAGATAGTGAAATGTATGTAAGAGAATATAATGATTTTATACTTAACTTTAAAACATTATCAGAATGGAAGGAGAATTAATAAGACAATATAGAGCCAGTAAAGATGGTAATTCTAATCAGAATTTTGTTCAGAAGAAAGAAGATAAAGTAAATCACCCATCACATTATACTTGGTTAAAGGAAAAGTGCGGAATAGAAGTAATTGATATTACTAGACATTTAGATTTTGATTCAGGTAATGCTGTTAAATATATATTAAGAGCAGGACATAAGTCAGAAGAAGGATATAGTAATAAAGAGAAACAGATTGAAGACTTTAAGAAAGCTGTATTCTACCTTAATGATAAGATTAAAATGTTGGAGGGAGAGTTATGACATTTATAGTACATTTTAAAGATGGTTCTAGAGATACATATAACACTAGTTATGATGAAACAATAGAACAAGAAAGAGATGCTGCATGGGATGAAGTAAATGCTATATATCCAGAAGCTGATTATATAGAGGAGTTTTAATATGGGAATAAGAATAAGTAATAAGAAAGTATCTCCAATAGCTAAGGATGCTACTAAAATAGCATCCTTGTTAGCTTCTTTTAAGTTTGAAAGAGGAGATGGTATTATGAAATCTGAGATGGATACTCTGGGTGAAGCACAGAAAGTTTTGAGTAATATTATAAATAGAAATAAATGAGTAAAATAATATTATGTAGAGGTATTCAAGGAAGTGGTAAAACTACTTGGGCTAAGGATTGGGTTAAAGAATTTCCTGTTAATCGTATTAGAATTAATAATGATGATATTCGTAATATGTTAGGTCCTTACTGGATTCCTGAAAGAGAAGATTTAGTATCTAATATTAAAAGAGATATAGCTCTTCGTGCTATAACTATGGGTTATGATATTGTTATTGATAATATGAATCTTAATTCTCATGAAGTTAAATTTTGGGAGAACATAGTCAATTATCATAATGTTTCTCTTAACTCTAAAGAATCTATTAGACCTGATTGGATACAATATGAGTATGAGATTGAGTTTAAAGATTTCTTTAACATATCTCTTCAAGACTGTATAGAAAGAGATTCAAAAAGACCTAATCCAATAGGAGAAGAGGTTATTAGAAAAACTTATGAAAAGTATAAACATATAATTGAAAAATAATGGGACAACAAGGAATTTATGTGGCACCATGTAATAATGTGCCTAATAGAGATAGAGAAATGAAATGTACAGAAGCTATTACACAGAAATTATGGATTGTGGAATTTGAGATTAACAAAGTATGCAAGGGATGTGCTGTGGTGAAATCACCTAATGCAAAAGGTGCAGAGATTCTTGTAAAAACACAAGGTTCTTATAATGGTACTCCTAGCATGTATAAGATTACACGGATTGAAGAGATTGTAATGTCTCCTGATTCTATGTTAATCTGTGAACAGGTAGTTACTATAGATAGTTAATATGAAGCAATATACATATAGAGAATTTGTTAAGATAATAGAAAGTAATGGCTTCATGTTCAAAAGAAGTAATGGTAGTCATTCAATATTCGTTAATATCAAAGGAAATCATATAACTGTTCCTAAAAGTCTCAATAGTGTTATTGCCCATAGATTAATTAAAGAAAATAAATTGAAATTATGACTAATGATAACTATCCTATGGGAGCTGCTAATGACCCTAATGCTCCTTATAATCAAGTAGACCCTGAACCTATTGAAATAGAGGTAACTGTAAGTATAACATTAAGTAAAACTGTTAAGATTTATGTAGATGATTATATTCAAGAAGCTCCTGAAGTAGATGAAGATGGTCATTATTATAAAGGAGATATAGACTTCTCTGAATGTAATTTAAGTAAAGCAGTAGAAAAACAAATAACTCTGCCAAATGAAAAGGTAGAAGGTTGGAATGTAGATGATTTTGAAGTAATTTTGGAATAATATGAAAGAAGTTGTAATAGAAAAAATAGTAAAAGAAACTCAATATGAAGCTATTGATGGTACCATTTTCATCAATAGAGAAGAGTGTATAAAATATGATAATACTGCTAGAGCTGTACTCCTTTCTAAGTATAATAAATTAGTACTTAAAAGAATATCTGAGTGTGCTTTATTTGGTAGTGGCTCAGATGATTATGAAATAGAAATAGTCTCTGTAAATAACAGTGAAGATATAAGTATTGTTATGCAACTAGCAGGATTAGAAAATCCTTACTTACTTAAGAAAGAAAGGCAAGATAATTATACTAAATACATGGAAACTCTTGAGTATGCTCTAAAGAATGATGATTTAGTCTTTATCTATAGAGGATATCAAAATGATAATTTCTGTATTGATGGTACTTTAAAGGGTAGATTAGAACATATTACTAATACTTGTAAAATAGATAAAGATGCTTAAGGTAACTAGAATGGAACAAGTTACTCTATGGAATAGAGTACTTAATGCTGCTAGAAGAACTATCGGTAAAGAACCATTAACTAAAGAGCCTTCTGATTCTTGGAAGGCTAAAATGCTTCTTGCTGAACATAGTCCTATTAGATTGCTTGAGTTTGATTGGTCTTGGTCTGATATTAGACAATGGGTTACTGCTCATTTAGTAAGACATCATGAAGGATGTGAGAAGTTTGTTCATACTCAAAGAGGAGACAGAAGAGCTATTCTTGAGGAATATAATGTAGATTCTAGAGACAAACTTCCACAAGGTGCATTGAATGATATGGACATGACAGCTAATGCACAAGCATTAATCAATATCTCTAGAAAGAGATTATGTAATTGTGCATCTAAGGAAACTAGAGAAGCTTGGAAACAAGTTAAAGAAGCTATTAGAGAGAAAGACCCTGTAATGGCTAGTAAGATGGTTCCTGAATGTATCTATAGAGGATTTTGTCCTGAATTTATGAATCCTTGCGGATACAGTAAAACTGAAGCATATGAAATAGAATTAATTAAATATAGAACTACTTAATTATGATTGAAAAAATTAACCAACTAAAGAAAGGCTCTATTATTAGTGAAAGTTCTCACTATATTGTTGAGAATATCCTAGGTTCTACTGCTACTTTAACTCATTTTGAGAGTGGTCAACAAGTACAAATCAGTACATCTTATCTTGAAAATTATACTAATTCTGCTGATTTGTATAATCAAGAATTTAAAGTAGGCAAAGAGGATAAGAAGGATGGTACTCTAGGTATTAGAAGTATCTGGGAGAATATTCATTCTGGTCAAGTATTTACTGTATGCTTTAAGAAACAGAATAAGCCTAAATCTCAGAAGAAACTTAATGCTGAAATATCTAGTTTGATTGAATCTTTCTCTAATGAAATTGACAATGTTAAGAATAATAAGAAAGGTGTAGCTAATTGTGCTAAACAGCTTATTGAAGAACTTGTCAAGAATCCTATTCTACCTTATGAAGAAGGAGAAGAAAGAGTACTTAGAGGCTATAAGATTCAATTCTCTTCTAGAGATGGTAGATATGATTGTGTTGATATGGATATTACCAGAACTGATAAAGAATCTGGTATTAGACCAGTTAATATTAATACAATTAAATGGCTCATATTTGATGGTATTAAATATACTGTTGAATAAAATAAAGGGAAGTAGAAATACTTCCCTTTTTTAATTTTAAAATATTGCTATATGCTTGAGAAATAAAACCCTTAGTAACTTGCATATTCAGAATTAAACCTTTATATTTGCACATTAATTATAAAAGATATTATTTACAATGAGTAAGACAGTTTGTTATACTCCAGTTAAAGGAGTAGATGATGTTATAGCCTCTAAAGTACCTTCATGGAATAGCTATTATGTTGCTAATCTAAGAGGTATGTATGAAGAAGCTAAAGGTAAATCTACTACAGATGTTAATGAGTTATTAGCATTTAGAAGAAGTTTAAATGCTAAAGAGGCCAAAGCTCTTACAGATGCTATTACTAATCCTATAGCAGCTTATGACCAAATGAAGGCTGTATTCTCTACACAAGAGAGAATAGATAGAGTAAATATGATAGCTAATACCTTTTCAGATGTAGTAGATGCTATACAAGAAGAAAATCCCCATCTTACTAGAGAAGATATTATAATGGGATATAATGACCAAAATGGCAAGTTTCAAGGAGGTCCAGCTTTCATATATAATGAAGTATATAAAGTATTGAAGTCTGAAATGGATGAATATGCTGAAAATGGATATAAGGAAGAAGTGGACAAATACAGACAAGTATTTAAGAATTGGGGAGCATTAGTAGCTTATGCTAATACTATTTTGAGAGATACTGAAGGTCTTAAAGTAGGAACAAAATTAACATTTGCTGATACTACTAATATAACAGATTATGATGAAAATACTGCTATTGATTCTTTTGTTGCTGAAGAATCTGCAAGAGAATCTTGGCAAGAAGTTTCTGAATCTGTAAGTCCTTTTGGTAGTACCTCTATACTTGTTAGAAGAGTATTAGGAAGATTATCAGGATACACATCTGAAAATAAAGAAGATTATGATGACTTAGGACACTTAAGAAGACTTCCTGCTGTTAAAGTACATCAGTCCTTGATGGAATTATTAAGAGGAATGCAGAGTGAAAGTGATATGGTGAATATACTCAAGAAGAATGTTAGTAGTAAGCCTTATATAACATCTATTCTTGAAGAATTTGTTAATGACCCTATCCTTAGAACTCAATTCTTTGTAGATTTCAGTAAAACCTTTCAGTTATATTCTATGCAGAGTATAAATAAGAAAGGTGAAACAAGTAGTAGTGTATTAAATATTCTTTCTAGAAAGAAAGCTTATGAAAGATATTCTGCTGGACTAGCTACTAGAAGCTTGAAAGCAGATAATACTATATTCAGATATGGAGAATCTGGTGCTTTAGTTAATGAAGCAAAAGCTAAGCAATTAGCAGATTTTATTGAAAAATATTTAGGTACTGAACAAGATATTTTCAGTAAATTTAATGAGCAAGGATTCTCTAATCAAGATAGAATTGACTTCTATAAAGCTGTTCTTCCTTCACTTGGTATTACTCTTACTGAATCTGAATATGAAACTTTAGTTAAGGACAATAAAAGAGTAATGTCATTGAACAA